ATGCACTCGGCCTGATAGTGGTACACGAATGCGCGTGACTGTGTGAAGGTACTGACGATGCTGCCCTTGTTGGCAAAGACCAGCAGGCTATCCGCATCGCGTTTTAATTCTGGGATGGCCTCGGCCAGAAACTGGCGCAGACTTTCGAGCTTTTTCACATCACCACCGATACTCAGCGCCGAGTCCGGCAAATGAATCTGGCCGTGCGATGGTTTGCGTCGGTTGCGTCATCCCGGCAAATGCGCCGACATGCACTTTTCCAACACGAAATAGGCCTTGATTGACCTGCAACATCACGCCGGGTGAGCCGTTATTCAGCACGGCATACATGCCGATCCCGCCATGATCGTCCCATGCCAGCAACGGCGGCGGGTCTGCGCGCACAAAGGTTTTACTCTCCCCCGTATCGGTGTTAGTCGTTGTGGTGATGGTAACGGGCTGCTCGCAGTCAATCTTGCTGCTGGCGATCACCTGCTCGGCCTCGTCTTTCACCACCTCGGGTGGCAGCCCGATTTTCTCTTTCAGTTTTTCTCCGCCAGAGTAAACCATCAGCGGTTTTTTCAGCGGTGGCGCGGCCTCTTTGGGGCTGTCTTTCACTTCCGGCGAGGGGGTGGCGACAACGGTCTGGTTCACCTGCGGCGCGGGCTTGCGATCATGCGCCAGCCACGCCACCACAAACAAAGCGGCCAGCGCTGCCGCGATCCACTTCAAATTTTCACGAATCCATTTCATGCTACTGCCTCCTGTGAGTGACGTTCAAATGCGCGAGCCAGCTTCACGTCATAGAGGTTTTCCTTGTACGACGAGCCGTTGTAAATCTTGGCGAACTCCGCCCACTTGCGCGCTTGCAGCGCCTTATGCAGAGCGGGGTCGAGCTTGACGAAGCGGACGAACGCATCCAGTTGCGCACCTTCGCCGGACTGCATCGCGGCGACAAAAGCTTCCGCGCTTTCGTAGCCCAGCGATTGCCAGTGATAGCCCATTATCTGGAACAATCCCCAGCTCGCCGATTCAATGGCGCTGGTGCGGTCGATATAGCAAGCGGCTGCGAAGCGCATGTATTCCGCTGCCCCGCCCTGATAGCCGCCGCGGACACTATTGACGATGGCGGGATTTCCGTTCACCAAGTCCACATCACGCCCCATTGCGGCGAGCTGTCGATACATCACATGACGCTCGAACAAGATGGCGACACGGCCATCTTTGAGGAAACCAGTACCTTTGGTTTCCACTTCGGTCACGGCGATGATCGCGGCGGCAGTCACGTCCAGTTCGGCGGCGGCACGTTCGATGTCGGCCTGAGTTAGGTGGCGCGGGTTGATTTCTACGCGCAGCGCGGTCATCGTGCGCTCACCGGCAATGCCATCTGCGACCAGACCAACACTGCGCTGGAAGTCTTTGACTGCCGCTTCGGTGGCCTCGTCAAACACCGCATCTTCTTTGAGCTTGCCGCCCTTTGCGTTCAGCAGTTTTTCCAACTCGCGCACGGCAGCGCCGATGTCACCTTTACGAAGCAGCATGATTGATTCTCCTGATTAGTTTGCTGATGGCGTTTTCGCCCTCGGCGGTTCTGAAAAGATCGACGACATTTCCCTTGGCCGCAAAAATGGCGAGGCACAAAACGGCGTTCATCACCAGGTCGTACAGGTTGGCCTCGTGCAAGCCAAACAGGCTGCGGATGGCAATGCCGCCGCTGGTGATGATGATGAGGTAGGCCAGCAATGAAGCCAGAGAATGGTGCTGCGCGCCCTGTTTGCGATAGGCCAGCAGGCGCAGGCAGATCAATGTGCAGATGGAAAAATTGATGATGTCGAGCACTGATAACTCTTTCATTTGCCCCCCCCGCGCACTTGGCTGATGAAGCTGAATAAATCTTGCTTGATGATCCAGAACAGCGTTTTCACGCACAGCGCGGCGGCGATCAATGCGCCGATGCCGTTATTGATTTCAAGATTTGTAGGCGTGATAAAGCCGATCAGGTTGATGGCCAGTTTTGCACCGAGACAGCCGCCGATAAACGACACCACGCCCAGAGCCGCTTTGCGCAGCGCGTTGATGTCTTCAGACGACACCACAAACACGACAGACCCGGCGAATGCACCCAGCACAACCGAGGCATCAACGCCGGGGAATAGTGAGAGCAGTGTGATACCGGCAAGGGCTACGGTGGCGGTAGTGCTGGAGATTGGTTCGGCCATAATGTTTAGTCCCAGAGTTGAATTAAGTTCGTTTGCGTAGTTGTCTTTGTTGATATTTCCGGCATCGTCACCAGCAGCCCAATCGGCAGCACCGCGCCGTGTTCAGCCAGCCCCTGATTCGCTTCCAGCACAGCTTCAACCATGCCTTCGGTTTGTCCGTAAAACCGCCAGCACATCGCATCGACCGTGTCTCCCTGTATGGCTCTGAGATTCATATCAATTCGGTGGTGTTGCGGCTGATTCCCATAATGTCGCTGATTGCCCAGCGCACATCGCGGTGATAGTCATCGACCGTTGATTCCATCTGGTCGGCTTTTTTGCCGCCAGAATTGGTGCTGTCGAAGTCTTTATAGCGCTCGGTGAGATTGGCTTTAGCTTGCGCGTAAACCGCTCTCAGGTAGCGGTGAATTTGTACGCTGATGACATCCAATTTCTTGGCGGGCACATCCGCAAGAGTGGCGTATCCCGCCGCGATCTGCGCGGCCTGCCATTCGTCCAGTTCTTTGTTGACGCTGATGATGGCGTTGATGAGGCTGTCTCGCAGCCGCGCATCGGTCACCGTGCCATCCAGCCGCATTTTTTCGCGCACATCTGCCGGATCAATATCCGGGAAGAAGCCATCGTTGGTGATGGCGGCAGCGGGTGCGGTGCCTGCGGTTGCGATGAATGACATTTAGTCAGCCTCAAAAAAATAGTGGGCGGTGAGAAGGTGTTTGCGATATGGAGACCAGTCCGTTCTCAAACACTTTCGCCGCCCGTGCGGGGTCCGCCTTTTTTCAACCGCCGCTGGATGCGTCGGTCGAGTTCTTCAGCTCGCGTTCGAGCTTTTCGATGTCTTTCTTCACGCCGACTTTGTCGTGTAAGGCGTTGGCGCGCTTTAAGATTTCGATTGTCTCTGCGAGCTTTGTTTTGTCGCTTGCCATGCTGTATCCGATGGCCTTGAACAGTTTGGCACGCACCTCGTCCGGCATATCCTCGCCAGCGGTAATCTCGTCGGCGATCTGCAATTGCTCAACATCAAAGCCCACTCCGCTGCTGCGCGCCTTAATGGCCGCATCGGCCATTTCCTCAGCGATCAGCGTGGCGGTGGTGCGCTTGTATTGGTCAGGCATGGAGAGCTTGTGCGTGATGGCATAGCGGGCGATTTTGAGAGCATCGACGTATTTTCCCGCGTCGATATCCCATACCATCGTCGTCATCAGCACATCGTCCTGAACACCCAGATTTCCTTCCAGAACACCAGAAACCCACGATTCATATTCCGGCAGAATTTTGCGCTTTACTTCGGCCTTGCTCTCCATGGACTGGACTTGTTTGAGGCGGCGCTTGTCCTCGGCCAGTTTCATCAGCATCAGCTCGTAGGCGTTGGCATTGCGGCTGTTGGCTGGCGTCTCAGCAGCCATGGATTGTTTGGCTAGGACGCGCTCATTGTGTCGGCGGGCTGGGCTGGTCATGATCAGATCAGTGCGATATTTTCGACCACAGCGCCGCAGCGGAAGTCTTCCACCACGTAGTCCTCATTAACCGACTGGAAGTTCTCGATGCGATCCTTCTCCGAACGGTCGACGATGTTTCGGCGGTGAGAGCCGTTCTGGAAGTAGATGGACAAGTTCTTCAGCTTGGTGATCATCATTGTATTGGCCGGGAAGTACGGAACCGATACGGCAGGCATGCCGCCCACGCGCTTCTGGCTGACCAACATATCCATCAGCAGCAAGTCTTCCGGGCGCTGCGGCTTGTTGATAATGGGGAAGTACTTGTCCGCCAGCAGAGAAGAACCGAGGATTACCACCAGTTCGGGGTCTTCGCGGTAGGTGATGTCTACCAGATTGTTCTTGGCGTCGTATGCCAGGGCATCCAGATTATCGTAGCCGTCTGCTGCGGCCAGACCGGAAACAACGCGAACCTTTCCGGAGGCGGCGACCACTTCGGTCATTACCTGCGCAGCTGCTTTTTCGCGGTACTTTTGCAGCCAACCGATGTTCACGTCCTGCAACAGCGGGTGAGCTGCGCGGTTGGTGTTTGCTGCAGCGCTGGTACCATTCCAGCCGATGGTGATGCGGTCGAGCGCGATGCGCTTGAGGATGATGTCGCGCAAGATGGTCTCGAACTCAGGATGGTGAGCCCACTGATCCAGTTGAGCATAGCGGAAGGCTACATCGAAGTCTGTCTTCCGGCAGAAATACTGGTTGCCGTCCATCGCAGAGATATCGACCGGGTTACGGGTTCCTCCGTTTGCCGTGTCAGTACGGCTGGCGATGCTGGTTGCCGCATCCATGCCGATCTTCTCGCCGGACTGGTTGTCGACACCGTAGACGTTGATAGACTGAAGGAATGTAGTCGATTGTTGGATGCGCTGCTCCATCGTTTGGGCAACAGCCGGAACAACGGCGAACTTGCGCGACACATCGCGCACGCCATTCAATTGAGCGATATTGGCTGTGTATGCATCGATTTTTTCTGCGGTAAGGGCTTTCATCTTATTCTCCTAGGTTGTGTCTGTTTCCGGCTGCTGGATCAGCAGTCCGTTTTGATTTCGTCTTTTCCACCGCTGGCGGTCGGGCGCTGGATGGTGCCGTCGGGCATCTTGTCGACCAACGCCTTGAAAGAGGCGAATTCGGCGCGGTATTTTTCTGCCTGCGCCTTGAGTTCGTCGATGGTCTTTTGGGCGGCGGACAGCTCGGTTTCGGCGGCGGAGAAATTGTCGATCAGTTCCTTCTGGCTGACGGCGATGGCCTCGACGGCCTGACCGATGTCTGCAAAGCGGGCTTCGTCGTTCTTGGCCTTGAAGTTGAGCAGGCTCTTGACCTTGCTGAACAGGTTTTCACCGGAAGATGGATTGGTTTCGGTGTTTTCCCATTCGATTTTGAGTTCGGTATCGAACGAGTACACGTCAGGCATATTCAGCGTGGAGAACTTCATGCTTTCGGTGCCGACGCTGGCTGGCGTATCGGTTAAGGCGAGTCCGGTCAGGTAGGAGATACCCTTGCCCAAGAAGTTTTGTTTCGGCTCGATCGAGGCGAATGCCTTCTTCCCTTTTTTCTGTAGCGCAACTACCTCTTCAGGAACATCCACAACAGCCATCAGTTGCATCTTTTCATCGCCCAGAATGTTTGCTTTCTGGGTGGACAAGGACATGACCTTGCCGAGTGCACTGAAGATGCTGTCTGGTACAGCGGAGAGATAGTGTTCGAGGTTGATGACGGCGGTGTATACCTTGGGGTCGTAATACTTCGCCATGTCTTCGATCCACTTTCGGTCGATGTTGCGACCGTCAATGGTCTGTCCTTCAGTGGCGACTGCGAAAGGCTTTGAGATCGGCATGTTTTTCCTCGGTTGATTGCTAGGTTCGGTAGCTGGATTTAACGCCTCGCATCGTCATCACTTCGGCAACCTCAATCAACACGGCTATGTTGTATGAGCGGTTCGTACAACATGGGCGAAATAAATGAAAGTAATGCGCCTTTAATATCCGGCGCATGAATTCTTGCACCGACATTCCACCGAGCGAATCACAAGACCCTCGCCTCACTGCGCGCGATCTGTACTGGTTTCACGGCTATCGAGTGAAACGCATCGCCGAGCTGCTCGGCGAGAAACCTGCGACGGTGCATAGCTGGAAGCGGCGCGATAAGTGGGACGAGACTGAGCCTATTGAGCGCGTGGACGCTGCCATCGAAAAGCGGATGATGCAGTTGGTTATCAAGCCG